GCATAAAATGTGTAGGGCATATTGTCATCAACAACTATTTCAGTAGGTGCAGTTCCTAACCATTCGGTTGGTTCAATTGCAGACCTTGTAATAGCGTAACCAATAACACCAACTGTATCAGTAGCTGCAAAAGCTGTAATAGGTATTGTATAAGAATCACTTGTAGATGGAATAATAAAAGTAACAGATGGTGCATCTAAGTCTGTTACATCAATACCTATATCGTATAGACTAGACAATGTAGAGTTTACTGCTCTAGCTTGAACTCTTATATGATACATACCAACAGTAGAGAAGACATAGTCTTTAATAATATTACTATTATCTACTACAGCAGCATCACACTCAGTATATACCAATTGATCAAGAACCTCAGAACCATTGCAAGTAATATCGTACGTGACCCTATATCTAAGGTCATTTATTCTTTCAATAGTAACTGAGTTAATGTTTATGCTCATTGGGGTAGTAACCTGTATGTATCATCCATGTTAATAGCCATGTTTAAATCTGTATCACGGAATGTTTCTAAGTAAGCTAAACGGAGTTCACATTTTCTGCACTCCTTGCAAGGAAATTCTGGACAGTCTTTGCAAGGAGAAGATTTCATATTGAGACCGCAGACCCTATGATTGTTACTGGGGCGCAGCATTCTCCACTATTTGGCTTTAACTCTAGAAACATTTTCCTAGCCAATAAAGCATAACAGAGGCCATAACCGTAATGGTCATCACCCACTTTAACATATTCATAGTACTCGGATCCATCATCGTCTTCTGCCCTTACCTTTACAAGATTCTTTAAATGCTGCCAGAACATATCATAATCAGGTAAACCAGATACTACTAAACAGTTTCCAACTGGTATAGAATCTGTAACTTCATCTAAAGCATTGGTTCTATTAGCCGTGACTTGTAACATTGAAGTATCTGTACTATAAGACTTCTTACCACCAAAGAAACAAACAGACATTCTTTGAGGGTGTGCCTTAGCTATCTTCTCAACAGTGATAGTATATGGCTGAGCATCAGACACACTATACAGACAGCCGTATTGTTTAATTAACTCTGGAAGTCTTTCCTCAAGTACTTCTTTATTAATTCTATACGCTGCTATAACTACTGGTACCGGTCCCATGTACTTAGGAAGGAACATATCCTTTATAATTACCACGTGACAGATATTACCTAAGTCAATTCCAAGATAACAGCCAGAACCTTCATTCGGCATCGCCAGTGGAAGAGTCGCAATTATCTTTGACGCTTCTGTAATCTTTACAGAGTCACCGCCTTCATACGGCAGGGCCAAGCAGAAGTTATAAAAGTCCTCTATCTTCTTATAGCCATCTAATCTTTTATCCGAAGCCCGAACAATCTCAATGGCTTTAATAAATACTGCGTCTAACTGATTAACATGGTATCCAGAAATCCCATTGTCGTTATCACGATTTCTTTCAGTGAACTCCTGAACCCACTCTCTATGAGGCCAAGTACGGTCAACCTCTCTATGACATTTCTTACATCCAATGAAAGGTTGAAACTCATATTCTTTCTCCACATACAATTCTAGGACTTCAGGATTATATGGATATATCTTACCAGTACTATGTTCCTTAAAGAAAATGTTAATCGGCCAATCTAGGGTTTGTTGCTCTCCACAGTGGTTACATTTACAGAACAATCGTTTGCGATCCGAGCGGTTATAAAGCTCGCTAACACCGTAGTTTGGGATTGTAGGAGTACTAATGTATCTCTCATACTTATAAGCAGAATGCTGCAATCGTGACTTGTATTGATTGAGTACCCGAGGATTAGAGAAGTTAACCTCGTCATAGTTGTTTGCGTCTGATGGTACAGATATAGCAGCTCGGGAACCGAACGTCCCTCGTAGGTTAAGAAATGAGGAACCAATTCTTTTGAGTTGGACACTGTCCACTCCTCCAGTACCTAACTTCTTGACAACTGGACATTCTTCCATAATAACATCAGCACGAGACTTGGCAAATGTGCTCATGTCTCTATCTGTAGGCTGGGTAAATATAGCCTGCGAGCCCTGATGTTTGACCAAAAAGCTTAACGTCCATCGAAAGAAACACTCAGTAAAACCAAGTTGCGCGCATTTCTCCATAACTACTATTCTTGCAGGATCGTCGACCGGGGCTATCTGGTATTCATGGTCGCGGAACGAATATTTCTTAGCCTTCAGAAGGGTGTTTTCACATATCCATTCACTATAGGTTTGTTTAGAGTTATCACCATATTTAATACGGAGTATCTCTTGGAATTGTTGTCCGAACTCGGTCATAGGTTCGATTCGAGCATACGTTGAATTATAACATCCCGGTAGACGGGATCAACCGTAGCAATGGTATCGAGTACCGCTTCTTGAAACTTCTGTAGCTGTTGAGTATTATATAGTCGCTCCTGTAGCTTTAGCGCCTGCTCCATGAAGGCACTTATTGTGCGGAGGGATTTCCTTGACTCCTCAGCATCAGTAGAACGGTCTTGTACTAGTCCTTGCTGGAGAATTCTCTTAGCTATCTTATAATTGTATGTAAGTTCGTTCATAAGATCAAGAGGTGTGTCGTCGAGTGGCTCTAGGGCGGCGTTGTTAGCAGTCGCGGGCGACTGGGTGGACGCGACAGTCAGCTCCGTCGACGATGGTTTACGACATTCTTGTAGGAACTCTATTACCTTGGTTATGGTTTGAGGAGTTTCGAGTGTGGACTGCTCGAGGGACGCGATGAGTGCTTCAGCAGACATGGGTCCTTGATATATTTCTATGGCCTTCATTATTTTACGGGCGGTTTCTAATGTAATCATAGGCTCAATTATACGCGATTGGAGAACAGGTAGGACCAAGTGTCGAAAGGGGTTGGAGATTGCGAGAGTTTGTGTATGATCCACGAATATACATCGTATATCGTAGGCTGTAAATCATAAGGGCTGTGTAATAATTTAAGGCTGGCGATCCCGAAGGACATTGTATGCCAACTTTAGACGCTGACAAGCGGTTATCATAGGTTATTGAACTGAAAATGAAAAAAGTGAAAATTTTTAAACCGGGCCAGTATAAGGGAAATAAAAAGAAGTTAATAAACTTAATGCCCAGGGGGTCTTATGTTAACTAACATACTAAGACTAAGAAATAGTACTATATACATAGATGTAGACGGCACACTACTGGATGGTTCATTAGACGCCATGTATATAGCCTCTGGTTATGATATATCTTGGTACAATCAACAAGATGTCTCTAACCTAGCTATTAATTTAGGGTTAGTGGCAGACCTTCTTATTGCCAAACGTAATGGTAACAAGCTAGTATTATGGACTAATCGCGGCGAAATCCAAAGGGAGATGACTATGAAAAATCTAGGCAACATCTGGCACATGTTTGATGAGCATCAATTTCATGCAGGTCAAAAGAAAGGAACTAATATGAATATCTTTACTATTGACAACGAAGAGAAGTATGTTGATGTTAACAATGGCACACTAGTGTCCAACTACAAAGGAGATACAACTATGCAAGTACTCGCTATCATCGCAGCTATCCGTCTCTTCATCATTGAAGAAGCAACATCAACCATGGGCACAGACAAGTTTGCATGTGTTAAGCAATCAGTATATGCTTGCTTGATTCAAGCAGATGGCACTATGTCCTTTGGCTCTAACAGCATGTGTGCTGCAGAGATATCACTCTGCCCACGTGTACAGTTCAATGAAGTAGGCTATGAACTCTGCTCTACTATGTGCCATCAAGGGCCTGAGTTCCATGCTGAGCGTAATGCTATTACTCACGCATACTACACCAACGAATCAGCTGATCTGACTGGAGCAGAGATGTTCATTGTAGGACACGTACTCTGCTGCACTACATGCTGTCAAGCAATGTTCGAAGAAGGTATCACATACGCTGGCTCACTGGACAGTGGCCGCTACTACGAGAGAGGAGTAGATACAATGAAAGAGATGCTACCAGCACCACCAGCAGAAATCATCATTAAACAGGATGAGTTAATCATTGGCCTGCACACACAGTCTTCCTACAGAATGTGGTCATGTGATGACATCGAGTATAATGTAGCTAAGCTGAGCCTTGGT